CCTAGAAGACCCCCGACTGTCAGCGTATGTGGACAAGGTGATATCAGCCCTGATTACCATCCTGCTTGCAGTCTGCATTTGGGTGGTCAATGGGATCAGGGGTGATATTGAGTCTGCCAAGAGCGAAGCAAGAGAAGTCACATCCACGGTCAACAAAATACAATCCAGCGTAGAGGCCATGAAGCAAATCTCCGACAAAGACAACATGCACCTGACTAGCTCTCTGGCCGAGATTAAGGCATCTGTGGATAAGTTTAACGACAACTCTATCGAAAATAAGACCAATATCGCTATTTTGAGGACCAAAATAGAAGGGTTGGAAGGAAAGACAAGTGCCCCCTAGTGTCAGTCCTGAGATTTTTAGTTTCCTCAAAGCAGTATCCACAGACATCTACAAGTTCTCTCGGGCCATGAACTTCGTCCCTACCCCGCAGCAGAGACAGCTTTTCGACGCAGTTCAGAGGAGAGAACGCCAGATAGCTGTCAAAAGCGGCCAGGGGCCTGGTAAAACAGCAGCTACCTGCGTGCTTGTGCTGTTTCGCCTGCTCAGGGACGAGAAGGCTAAGGCAGTTCTCACAGCCCCCACGATGGCACAGTGCCGTGATGTGTGGCTTGGAACGTGCCGAAAGCTACTCGAAAAGGCCGATCCCTTCCTCCAATCCATGTTCGAGATCACTAAAACCTCCGTCAAAGTATTGGGGGCCGACGCGGCGAATCATGGCGTGATTATGAAGACCTCCCGGCGACCAGAGAACCTTCAGGGACAACACGCCGAGGCGATGGACATCATAGTTGAAGAAGCTTCGGGTGTGTCCAGGGACGTGATTGAGCAGTTCGAGGGTACATTGAAGAACCCTGACGCCATGTTTCTTCTCATCGGCAACCCAACCAGCCGGGATTGCTACTTCTTCGACTGTTTCAACAAGGAAGCAGCCCGATGGAACAGCATTACATGGAACGCTGAGGAAACTCCCAAGTCCAGATGGTTCGACCCTGGTGTGAATAAGGCTTTGGAGGAGAAATACGGCAGAGATTCTGACTTCTATCGCATCAGAGTGCTTGGGGAGTTCCCGAGAACCGATCCTCAGTGCCTCATCAGCGACGAAGCTGTCATGCACATGTGGAACATGTCAGAAAACACCAAAAACGCACTCAGAAAGATGCATCGAAGTGGGAGCAGGACTCCCGCGAGACAGATCGGCATCGACGTGGCCCGGCACGGCGGTGATGAGAGCGTAATTGCGGTCAGAGAGGGGGAAGTGCTTGAGTACCTGAAGTACTACTCGCACTTCGAGCCTATTGACATCGCTGCCATCGCCAAAGCAGAGCAGGTATCCCTCGGATGGAGGAATGATGCTACATGGTTCCTGCCTGACTGCACGGGAATGGGCGAGGCACTGCCGCCGTTGTTCACCAGAGAGGGTAAGCAACTCTTTGAGTTCAAGTTCAACATGAAGGCAGCAGACCCAAAATACGATAATATCGTATCTGAGGCATGGTTTAGCCTTGCTGAGAAGGTCAGAAAGGCCCATTGCTGGCTCCCGAATGACACTATCCTGATGGAGCAGTTAAGCAATAGAAGGTACTTTATGACCAAAAAAGGTCACATGGCTATCGAAACTAAGGATGATTACGTCAAAAGAGGCCACACATCACCAGACAGGGCTGATGCTGTTGTGTTGGCGATGTATGACTCATTTCTGATGGGCGGGAGGTCGATCCGGCACGCAGGCAAGGGCAACTCTGATAAAATGGGCAAGAGAGTTCATGGAGTATCTCGTTGATTTGTCCTGAGTGCAAATCTTTCTTGAGTGTGACACACTCTTACAGAGCAGGAAACCAATGCCACACACAGCGAATGGTTTGCCTGGTCTGTAATACGGTCCATGTTGCTGTCTCTCTACTCATCGAGACCAACCCGAGGCATGGTAGCGGTGCCCATTCCCTTGCGAAAAAAATCAAAGAGGGGAAGGTGGCTCTGGCTGATCCTCGGGTTCAACAAAAGCAACCGGCTCCACAAAAGCCTGATCCATCTTCTCCCGCACCACAGATTCCGGATCGGCACAAAGGCACTCGCCCTGGCCCTTGATGGTGATGACGCTGCCTTCGTGGGACAGGATTTTGCCCTTCACTCGCTCTTTCTTGAGCATGAAGTGCTTTCCTCGCACGTTTTCGATCTGATCGACCTGTATTTCGACCGTTCCGGCGACTTCTTTGTTCAGTTTGTCCCATCGTCTGATGTTAATCATTTGCCTGTCTCCATTGCGTGTAGTGCGGGGCCTGTGGTACGCCATCTGGACTCAACCCCCGCAGGTAATCGAGTGATGGTTTGGGCGTCTTGTTGGCCCATTTCTTATACATCTCCCGCAGGGCCTTTTCCCGGCCTTCTGCGAGGGGTTCAATCTTAGGGGCACCGTAGCTCGCCGGAACCAGCACAAGGGACGCCAGCGGCTCGCCCCTGCCGATCTTGAACGAGCCAGCAGAGGTCATGCGGAGGATAATGCCGAAGTCACCAGCATTCCACCACGATTCGATGCAAGCCTCCATGCACATGAAGGGCCGGGGGGTGTCGTTGGCGATGCCTTTGATGTAGCTGTAGACCCCCGTCTCTGTGACGGGTATCCAACCCGGCTGGATGACGATGCAGTTAGGCCCGGCGTGGTTGGTCACGATGGTGCCTTTGGGGAACTCGACGCATGATACTTCGGCAGGGTGCCCTGAGTGCCCGTCCCAACGTGCCGAGAACGTCACAGGGCTGCGGATCAACACCCCCAGGCTGTTTGCCATGCTGACCGGCAGGCACTTGCTTGCGTGCTTGTTGTTGTGGTCCTCGTCGAACAGTGTCCTCGTCTGTGGGTTCTGCTCTGAAGGCAGCAGAACGTCGTAATCGAAGCGGGTCTGAAGGAAGCTCAGGCGGGGGGCTGAAATCATGTCGCCAACACTCCAGATGTCCGCAGGGCTGCCAGCAGAGCATCCACCTTGTCAGAAATCGCCTGCACCTCTGCCTGTGTGGGCGGGTCTGTGATGGTCTGGCTCAGGTCTGCAATGGCAGAGGCTCGCAGGACGCCTGCACGCACTGAGGCGGTGGGGGTGTCAGAGGTGGTTAGTACCCTCAGCCATGTCACACCGTCACTGTACCTGATCCTCCAGCCCACACCGGCCTCATAGAGCATGACGATGCACCTGTCGAACAGAACCACAGGCGGCAGATCGGCTGTTATGAGGTATTCCGCGACAGGCAGCGGGCCGGCGAGGAAGGATTCTACCTCCTCGAAGTTGCTCTGGATGGTTGCATCCCAACCTGCTTGAGCAGGTGTGATGTCCAGCATGTCGATTGTGGGCTTGCTCATGTTGTTTTCCTCACTGTCACGGTTCTTGCCTTCCGAGAAGACAAGCCGCCATTATACGCGGTGACTCGAATCAAGAAAGAAGTGGGTGCCGATCCAAAATCAGAAGCAATCTGATCGAGGGTGTAGGTGTAAGATGGGGTAAACAATGGGGTCTGTGTCCTGACCAAAACCCCCGCCGAAGTCAAAACCTCCAGCAAGTAGTGGTAGGTCGCTGGCACAGGGCTGGTATTGGGAGTGATTGTACCTGCCGGAGACTCACCAGCGGCTTGTCCGAGGCCGTCCACAACACGGTAATCCCATTCGACAAGCATTTCTACATCTGTCGATTCGTAAGTATTGGTTGTTCTGTTGAGTGAGTCTTTGTTGACTCTGAGGTTTTCTACAGGCAATGCACTGAGGTGTCTGCCTTCTCCCTGACCCACAATTCCTGAGAGGTCGTCCAGATCGACCTCCTCGGTGGGTGTTACTGGCTGGACTTTGATGTAATAATCACCTGAGAGGAACAGGGAGGATGTGTTGATCCTTGTCAGATCGTCTCTGTTGATGATGTAGATGTGGTCGCCTACCGAGTGGGCTTCCTTGTCTGTGTCGTATCTGGCTCGGATGACGCCTTTCATCTGATACTGAGAACCGCCGATGGATACGATCTCACGCAGCCAGAAGATTTCATTCCCGATGAATGCGAGTTGAAGACCGGATCGCCACTCGTTCGGGGACGATGAAAGATCGAGAACAGTTTCGATGTCGTCTCTGTTCTGGACGAAGAACCGAGGACCATATTCCAGAATGGTTCTTGCTGATTGAGGAAAATTGTCCATCAGACGACCACCAGATGCGGGCGTGCCTTGGTTTCCGAGGAGGGCATAGCCCACACCATCCAAAGACCCCCACACATTCGCAGCACTCGCGGCATTGTCCGCACGGAGGCGAAGTACCCCAATGGAGAGGGAAGGAGAAAGATCGTTAGGAATCTCAATCCACTTCACGGCAATGTCTGCGTCAATGATTTCTGGCCCGCTTCCAATAGGAGGCAGCGGAACAGCAGGAACGGTCTGTGATGGCAGGGCCACGGAGTAGAAGTCCTCAAGGGCCTTGATTATGACCACAGCAGAATCGTCTGATTTCTCGAAGGTAATGACTCTCAGCAGCTTGCCGTCTGCAATGAAGGGCATCCCCGGATAGAACCTCCTTCCGCCTCGTGCGATGGGGAGGTTGTATTGTCGGGCATTGGTCAGGTCTTCCTGCTGACGACGCTGTGCAATTCGTTCAGCTACAGCATAGCCCGTCACCGTGGAGAGCTTGATGGATTCTTGACGCACGACAGAGTTCGCAGTTGCCTGGCTATCGTCGTCCATCTGGATTGTCGTGTCGCGGTAGTTCTGCTCAAGGTCAGAGAAGGTGTAGATAACTCGATCAAGCACTCGATAGCCGTGTGTGGCTTCCAACTCGAAGAAGCTGGTGGATAGGTTGGCGTCTGTGAGAACAGGCACATTGGCGACATTTACTTCTCTGATGGGTGCTGCTCGAAGCACATCAGAGACCTGATACAACATGAACCCTGCATCTTGGAGCATATCAGCAATCATGTCTGCTGCTTCGGGGCCATCGGCTGCGAGGATGTTCATCGGCAGGTGTTCTTCTTCGAGAATCTCTCCGAGTGATTCAAGGTCTGTCTTGTTGATCTGATCCTCGGGGATGCCGCACCCGTGAGGGTAGGCATCGGTGAGGACTTGCCATAGAGCATGGGCAGGATTCACACCGGATGTCGTGCCATCATCGAGCCACGACGACGAGCCAAGCAAGGTCTTGTGAAGCCGCACCTCGATGTCATACTCGATGGTGGGCCACACTGGACTGCCCTGCATTTTGACTCTGTTCCAATACATATAGCAGACGTAGGGCCATCTGCTGAACACGCCAATGTTCTGAGCAAGGCCAGGGTCATAGACTCTATCGTTTGGTCCTACGGGTTCTTCTGTTTGGGGAGGGAGCCACGGGGTAATGTCTGGTGTTCCGTGCACGATAGGGTCTTCGTCGGCAGGCAGAGGATCAGCCGGAACAGGCTCAGGCTCTACAGGCTCCTCAAAAGGAGGCACGGTGTCTATGGGCTGGTCGAACTCGCCCCAATAAATGCGAGGAAACCCCACATCCTTCTTCTTTATCGTAATGCTGGAACCAGAGGGAGTGTCACCAGATGTGATGGCAACCTGGTTCTTAATGGGAAAAACGACCTTGCCGTTTACCCAAATCTGGTGCAGCTTTTCCGCTGGTCCGATGCAGATCATGTGCCAGCCATCTTCTCTGTATGTGGTTGCACCTTTGCTGCTGCCTCTCTTTCGCCTGCCGATCCACCCGATCACGGGGGCGGTCCTTCTTCTGCCGAGGATCAGGGGAATGAAGCTGCCTCTGTTAGAGAGGGTAGGGGGTCTGTCGTCTGACTTAGAGCTTGGTGATTTTTGTTTGGGTGTGAGCAGGATGGCAGCAACAGACAATACACCACTAACTGCAAGGCTTATGAGAAGTGATGTGATGGTTGCAGGCTCGGCCTTGACGGGAGGCAGAGAAGGGGCATAGTTTACGATTTCGGCTAAGAAATACATCATGTCCAGTGTTCCCAACAATCCCTCCAGTGACCCGTCACGGGGTAGAGGTTGCCTGTTCCGATCATTCGCACACCCTGACCAGAAAGGGCATGGTGCAGGGTGTTTTTTCTAGTCCCGACGATTATAACATGCCCTGTGTCCCTGCCTGATTCAATGAGCAATACATCGCCAGGGAACACAACCAGAGGGTCAGTCAAATGCAAGGGTGCTGAGTCGCCAAAGGATTCTCTTATGATCCTGTAGGTCTCTCTCCAATGACCATTGTTTGCTTTGTGGTAGGCATTGTTCTTGGTCTCAAGAGGGCCATAAGACCTACCTCGCATCTCATTGAGGACAGCTACGACGAAGTTGATGCAGTCCACGCCCCCGCCCTTGCAGCACTGTCTAGAGAGCCAGGGCGTGCCCTTCCAAGACTGGATTATTTCGCCGAGTCTGTCCTGTTTGCCTTTGTCTGGAAGTGGATGCCACTCAATCATCGTTCCCTTCCTCGAACAGAGGATGTCTGTCGGGGATTTGGATACCAGTCCCACAGAATTGAGCTTCGTTGTTCCACCTATCCCTACATGTTTCGATGGCCTTGTCGCAACCGGGGGTCAGCACGACTGTCTGGCCCAACCACGACAAGGGAGGGGGTTGTATGAGCCTGAACGAGCCACCCGACACATGCTCCCTGATGAGGATGTTGAGACCACTCTTGGTGACGAATCCTCTGTTCCAGTAGCCCTGCTCAATGGTCGTGAGGCCGGTAACACTAATGTCTCTGCCGTCGATGCTTGCGACTGTCCCTGTCTCTGTGATCGCAGAGGTATCCACACCACAGTTGCCGTCACCAAAGGACCATGCACACAGATGGTTTGCGGGGATGCCGAGTCGGACACGCAGCCTTGCCTTCACGCCATGTATCTCGGCCATGTTGATGCCGGGCTTCTTCTGGTAGTTCGAGATGGTCTTTCTGATGGAACCCTTGAAGGACACCACGGCAGACGCTTCCTGTCCGGGGACGATATCCCACACAGTCACAAAGACCTCAGAGGACAGAGTGCCTGCTGCCAGTGTGCTTACAGGGACAATGTTGGACGGGAGGATGATTTTGACCGGCTCGTCTTTTGAGCCGCCCGACTGCTCGCCATAATCAACAGACATCTCAGGCACAGAGGAGAAGTTAGAACCTCCGAACACAATCCTGTCTGTCCAGTTGGTGTACCTGCGGACATTGCCTGTGGCCCACTCGAACAATACTAGCGAGGCCGATCCTCGAACGATGTCTGTGTTTAGAGAAGTCATAACTTAGCTCAAGGGCATGTTGTCGATGCTACTGTGATGGTCGTGGTGGTATCAGAGCCTGCCGTGCGTGTGTAAGCACCCGACGGGTCGGTGCCTGTTGTCTTCTCACCTTCCCAAATGGCAATCGACGCTGTTTCCGAGTCAGAGCAGCGAATCCTCAATAGCCACCTTACTGAGATTTGAAGCTGGATGAAGGTGTTGCCGTTCCGTTTGGGCGTGCTATCACCTCCACCACCGATTCTACCGGCTCCGGCAGGCCACAGGCAGCCCGGAGACCATGAGAACTTACCATCCCAAAAGGCACCACTCAGCAAATCATTGCAGGCGGTATTAGACACGAACGTATCCACAGCCTTGTCGATGATCCAGCAGGTGTCTGTGAGGGCAGGGTCGCAGGAACTCGGCACCGCGGGCGGCGGTGGTGGCGGCGGCGGCGGTGGCGGCGGCGGCGGAGGCGGTGGCGGCGGCGGA